ATGCTGACTTTAATGTGTTCGACACGAGCGTTTCCGGCGGAGTGAACGGCACGGCGGAAGGGTTTGGTATTTACCTTTCCGACAGGAGCGATGTGTCTGATGCATACGGTGACCGCCTGATAAAGGCTTACGTCAACGTGACCAAGCCTGCGTCGTCAAATAAGAAGACCATTACCAGAAGCACTCTTAAAAAGCTGATTAAGGCGACCGCCATGAGCGAAGCTGAGAAGTTCGTTGCTGATGGTGATTATGAGAACGTGAACGATGCAGTAAAGGATTCGTGGATTTCTAATTACACGAATACCTACGAGAAAAGTCTTTCTGCCAGCCTTGATGATGTTGCAAATCAGCTGCTCAGAATGGATGACAACGATATGGGAATCATCCAGGAAGTTATGGCTGGCATGGGCATCAGAGACTATGCGGCTGCGTATGACTTTTACGATGTCCTGAAGAGAGAAACCGGTTTCGATGGCTTTGAGACTTGGTGGACGAACGCAAAGAATCAGGGCGATCCCGCAAGAATCGTGCTTGCGTTCGATTCCAATCAGGTGAAGAACATCGACAACGAGAATCCGACCGACAATCCGGACATCAGGTATTCCTCCAAGCTGAAACTCACAGACGAGCTCCTTGCCGACCTGATCGAGAAGTACGGTGCTCTGCCGAAGGGCGAGAACGCACAGGTAGATGTTTCACTTCCGGCGCAGACATCTCCTGGTAAAAAAACGAGGAGATATGCGAGGACGGTCCTTGAGAGCGGACTTATGTCCGACAAGATGAGCGACGAGGTCAAGAAAAAGGTCATCAATGAAGCACTGTCATACGAGCCCATGACCGACAAGGCGTCTGCGGAATATGCCGCCAGTGTCATTAAGATCGGTGGTGTTGAGCGGGCACAGCGGGAATGGGACAAGTCCAGACGGAGCGACACCTTCACCAAGGATGACATGGCGGTAGGGCAGTTCCTCCTGAAGGAATACGCCAGCAGGGGAGACCTTGACAACGTCCTGAACATGGTTACTGAACTGGCTGCAGAGGGTACCCGGATGGGCCAGAACATTCAGGCCATGCGGATGCTGAAGAAGTACGCACAGCAGGTGCCGGAGATTGGCCTCGGTTATATTCAGAGAACCGTCGACCAGATGAATCGCGACGCCAAGAAGAAGATGGGCAAGAAATACAAGGAGATGAAGATCAGTCCTGCGCTTGCCTCCGAATATCTGAATGCAAATACCCCTGACGCTGTCGATGCCGCCCTTGGAAAGATCTACAAGAACCTCGGAGAGCAGGTACAGATGACCGGACCTGAGGCCGTCATCGATAAGCTCCGCACATGGCGATATCTGTCCATGCTGGGCAATCCGAGGACACATGTCAGGAACTTCGTCGGAAATGCCATTTTCGTACCGGCGGTAAGGCTGAAGAACGTCATCGGCGCGGAAATTGAAAAGAGCATGGGTGCTGAACGGACGAAGGGTCTCTCCGCTACTCCTGAAGCGAGGGCATTTGCGATGAAGGATGCGCTCCTGATGCGAGATGCACTCAGCGGAAAGGCAGACATGTCCATCCGCGACCTCATCATGGAACAGCGGAAAGTCTACAAAATTGAGGCGCTGAACAAGCTGTCAAAGGCAAACAGCGATGCCCTTGAGGGAGAAGACTGGATATTCCTGCGGATGCACTACCAGGATGCGCTTGCCAAGTACATCACGGCGAACAACATGGACGTCAACAACATGGACGGGCAGAAGCTGGCAAAGGCGAGAAACTATGCGCTCAAAGAGGCGCAGAAGGCAACGTACCGAGACGCGAACAAAGTCTCCGCATGGCTGAACCAGAGCAGCGGAGCCGGTACGGTGGTGAAGTACATGATGGAGGGCATGCTTCCCTTCAAGAAGACGCCTACCAACATCCTCAGGAGAGGTGTGGAGTACAGCCCTGCCGGCCTGATCGGAACGCTCACCAAGGGGACCCATGACCTCAATACCGGGAAAATCACGCTTAATGAGTACATCGACGGCATCGCTTCCGGTCTTTCAGGAACGGCCATCTTCGGAGTTGGCATGTTCCTTGCAAGCGTTGGTGCTATCCTTGGTGGATATGTGGACGATGAAGACAAGGAACGCAGGAAACTCCGTGGTGATCAGGAATATGCGGTGAGGATCGGAGACCATACCTACACGGTAGACTGGGCCGCACCTGGTTCCCTTCCGCTGTTCATCGGCGTTGAGACTATGTACGGACTGAAGAGAGACCACGGAATGACCTTCAGCGACATTACTGCGGCCGCCACAAGGCTTGTAGACCCGATGATCAATATGTCGATGTTGAGCGGTCTGAATGATACCCTGGATGCCATCTCCTACAGTGACGATAAACTGTCCGCATTCGCAAGCGAAACGTTCTACAGCCTCCTTGGGCAGTACGTTCCGACCATCTCCGGGCAGATCGCAAGGACCATCGACACGACACAGAGGATCAACTATCAGGACAAGAACACCGGCCTGTCAAAAAACATGCTTTACTTCATCGAGAAGATGCAGAACAAGATTCCATATCTGACCTTCTCCAACGACCCGTATCTCAATGAATTCGGGCAGGAAAATGTGACTGAAAGCAGGTTCGTTGCAGCAATCCAGAACTTCATCTCGCCCGGATATCTCAGTAAGGTGAAGGACGACAGGGTCCTGGACGAACTTGACAGACTCAGCGAGGCACAGGATGAGAACGTGCTGCCGAAGAAGATGCCGAAGTACCTCGGAACGAAGGAAGACAGGGTAGACCTCACTTCTGAACAGTACACTACATTCCAGCGTACCGCAGGACAGCTTTCCTACAACATCATCGACAACATGATCGACGACAAGCGGTATAGCCAGCTCACTGCAGAACAGCAGGCAGATGCTATCAGCATCGCATATTCCTATGCGAAAGCGGCAGGCCGAATTGAGATCCAGCCAGAATACAAGGGCAAACTCAACGGCAACAACAAGAAGGTATACAACGCTGTGCAGGGCGGAAGTCAGGCATACGACGTCATCCTTCAGATCGTAACATCGAAGTAACACAGAACCCCCGGCCATCCGGGGGTTCTCTATATAAGGGACAATCGTTGAAAAACCTGCACATATAATCGAATCGTAAAAACTTGACACGCTGGAAAGACAGCAGAGGAGAACATCCGAATGAGAAAATTCCTGTTATACCTCCAGAGGTTTGCAGAAGGAACCGAAGGAGCGGGCGATTCTACCCAGGCCGCCGCTGGGACGGGCGAAGCAACAGAGCAGGCCGCCGCTGCAGAGACACAGAAGGCAAGTTTTGAGGACCTGATCAAGGGCGAATACAAAGAGGACTACGACAAAGCAGTCCAGAAGATCGTCCGCCAGCGTTTTTCAAAGGCAAAAGCCAATGAGGAGAAGCTGGGCAAGATCGCACCGATCATGGCTGCGCTGGCATCCAAATACGGATGTGACGCGGAGGACATCGACGGAATCGCAAAGTTCGTCAGTGATGACGATGCACTCTACGAGGAAGCGGCTTATAAGGCAGGACTTACCGTAGACCAGTACAAGCGTATTTCCGTGATCGAAGCCGAGAACCAGCGTCTGAAAGCGGAGCAGGAACGCAACGAGCAGAGACGTGCCGCGAACGAATGGTACGAGCAGAAGCTCCAGGAAGCGGAACAGCTCAAGGCAGAGTTTCCGGACTTTGACCTTGACGAGATGATGCGGAACGAGAGATTCGTGAACCTCATCCATCCGCAGAATCCCTACGCAGTTCCCATCCGTGAAGCATACCTTGCCATGAGCATGGACAAGATCCTCCCCGGAGCAATGGAACAGACCGCAAAGGCTGTCGCCAAGAAGACCGCAGACACGATCCGTCAGCGCGGTTCCCGTCCTGTTGAAGGCGGAATGTCCGGGCAGGCATCCTCAAAGACGCACACTGATGTCTCAAAGCTCACTGACGCAGAGATCGCAGAATATGTACGTCGTGCAAACAGAGGAGAGCACATTACCTTCTGACGATCTCGACTGAACCTTCAAAAGTTAAAGGGAGAACGAGATGAACAGAAACAGACTTTATGCTCTGAACCTTCAGAGATTCGGGGACGTAATGAACGCTACTACGTCCCACACCACTGGGAACGACCTGTCCCCGGAGATGAAAACTTTTTATGACAAAAACCTGATCAGACTGGCAGAACCCTATCTGGTCCATGACCGCTTCGGACAGGAGAAGCCGATCCCGCGCGGCAATGGTAAGACCATTGAGTTCCGCAGATTCAGCAAGCTGCCGAAAGCACTGACCCCGCTTACCGAGGGCGTCGCACCGGATGGCCAGGCACTGAACGTCACCGCGCTGACCGCAACGGTCCAGCAGTATGGCGGCTTCGTGAAGGTCACCGATATGCTGCAGCTTACGGCCATTGATCCGATTATCACGGAAGCAACCGAGCTGATCGGCCAGCAGGCGGGCAAAACTCTCGATACCATCACGAGAGAAGTGCTCGTGGGCGGGACCAATGTTTTTTATGCAAACGGCAAGACTGCAAGAACCGGTCTTGGCGCTGCAGATGTCCTTACCGTTAAGGACATCCAGAAGGCAGTCGCTGCGCTGAAGGCGCAGGACGCTCCGCTTCTTGACGGCGGCTACTATGCTGCGATCATCCACCCTAATGTTGCTTATGATCTGATGAGAGACACTGAGTGGATCGACTGGCAGAAGCATACCTCTCCGGAGCACATGTACAACGGAGAAATCGGCCGCATCGCAAACGTCGTGTTCTTCGAAAGCACTGAAGCAAAGGTGTTCGAGGGCGGCGGCGCTTCCAGCGCAGATGTTTATGCGACGCTGATTATCGGCAAGAACGCTTACGGCAAGACTGCGATTACCGGCGGCGGCCTGCAGACTATCATCAAGTCCAATGAACAGGCGGGCGGACCGCTGAATCAGTATGCTACTGTTGGCTGGAAGGCCACTAAGACCGCAGAGCGTCTGATCGAGGAGTACATGGTCCGTATCGAATCCGGCTGCTCCCTGGCCTGATCGTAACAATTCGGGGGTCGGAAACGGCCCCCTATGAGGAGAATAGCTATGGCTAAAATGATTAAAAAAGGTCTTTCCGGAAAAACCACTACTGTCAATCTCTTTTACGACGGGGACAAGTATAAGGATCCGCTTTTTGTTGGCATCAATGGCATGACCTGGCTTGTCAAGCGCGGCGAACCTGTCGAGGTCCCGATCGAAGTGGCGGAGGTTATCAACCAGTCTCTTAAGCAGGACGGCAAGACTGCCCAGCTGATCCGGGAACTGGCCGGGAAGGACAAAGAAATTGCCGGAGAGTTTTGAGGTGATCCTCATGGAAAAACTTTTTACATTGATCGACCAGGCGCTGCAGAGTGACATCATCCAGATGGTGATCCTTGGAGTGTGCATGGACACGGTGTTCGGTCTTTTCCGGGCGGCTAAACAGCGCAAGTTAAATTCCAGCTTCGGAATTGATGGTGCTGTCCGTAAGATCTCTATGCTGATGTCCATCTGCTTTTTGCTGATCCTCGATGCTATTGCCAATGTCAATCTTATCGGTTTCCTTCCGGAAGAGCTTCGGCAATATCTTGGGTCCAGGATTGGCGTCGCGGAGTTTTTTGCGATCATCTACATCGGCTTTGAAGCTGTTTCGATCCTGAAAAACATGGCTCTTTGTGGGCTTCCGGTCCGTGGCATCTGGCAGAAGGTCCGGGCCTTCCTCGGCAAATACACGGACGAGCTTCCGAGTGAGGAATAATGTGGATTCAGTTTAACAACAATCCAGCAGGACGGAACGTTGGTGATTGTTCCGTTCGTGCAATTTCTAAGGCACTCTCCGTCGATTGGGAGACGGCGTATGCACAATTAGTCGGTTCCGGCTTCCTCATGTGTGATATGCCGTCTTCCGATGCGGTATGGGGAGCAGTTCTGAGAAAACACGGTTTCATCCGTGAGTCGCTCCCGGACACCTGCCCGGACTGCTATACAGCTGAAGATTTCTGCATGGATCATCCACATGGAATTTTTGTACTCGGCTTTGGTGGTCATGTGGCAACCGTAGTCGATTGTGACATTTATGATTCGTGGGATTCTTCAAAACAGATCCCGCAGTTTGTCTGGAGAAGGAGGGAAGAGTAACTAATGGCCTACAACAATGTATACCCGATGGGCGGTTATCAGCAGATGTATCCGCAGTATTATCCGACGGCCCCTCAGTCGCAGCAGACGAGCGGCCCGATATGGATTCAGGGCGAGGCAGCGGCGAAGAGTTATCTCGTTGCTCCCGGTACCACGGTCGCACTGTGGGACAGCGAGTCCCAGACAATCTATCTTAAATCTGCCGATGCATCCGGCATGCCTTCCATGCGGATCCTGGACTATACCATTCGTGATATGCCTACACAGCATAATCCCGTAACGGGGACCGAGTATGCTACGAAGGCAGACGTCGAGGAGCTGAGAAAGCAGATTGCAGAGCTCATGAAGGGGGCGAATGAATGAATCCATTATTTCAGCAGATGAGACCGATGATGCCGCAGAACAACGTCATGCAGCGCTTCATGCAGTTTCGGCAGCAGTTTCAGGGAGATCCAAGGCAGCAGGTACAGCAGCTTCTTAATTCCGGGAAGATCTCTCAGCAGCAGTACAATCAGGCCGTGCAGATGGCCAACCAGTTTCGACAGATGCTGAACGTGTAAACCGGCTGCCGTTTTGAGGCAGTCGCTAACCGCAAAAAGATAGCGGTAGAAAGGATGAAGTATGATGGACAATGCAAATGGAACCGGTATGATTATGCCCGTAGCTCCCTCTGGCGGATTCGGAAACGGATTCGGTGGTGATGGCGGCTGGTGGATCCTGCTGCTGTTTATCCTTCTCGGCGGATGGAATAACGGTGGATACGGTGCTGGCGCAGGTGGCGCAGGTGGCCTTTATCCGTGGATGAACCAGTCTGAACAGATCAGCGGCGGCTTCAGAGATCAGATGCTGAACACTTCTGTAAATGGCATCCAGCAGGCTGTGACGGCCGGTTTCGGTGATGTCCAGAACGCTCTTTGCTCCGGTTTCTCGCAGGTCGAGATCGGCGCGAACGCAAGGCAGATGGCGGACATGCAGCAGAACTTCGCGATGCAGACCGCTATGATGCAGGGCTTCAACGGCCTTCAGGCGCAGCAGGCACAGTGCTGCTGCGACAACAGACTTGCGACTTGTCAGACTCAGAATCTTGTTCAGAACGAAGGCGCGGCGACCCGGCTGGCGATCCAGAACCAGACGCAGCAGATCCTTGATAAGATGTGTCAGCAGGAGATCGACGCTTACAAGCGCGAGAACGAGAACCTTCGTGGCATGATCAACATGCAGAACCTGGCGGCATCTCAGACCGCACAGACCGCGCAGCTGATCGCCGACAATACGGCACAGACGCAGTACATCGTGAACCGCGTCGCACCGTATCCGATCCCGGCCTATACGGTCCCGAACCCGTTCACTCCCGCAGCTGCCGCCACCAACGGTTGATGGAGGTGTGACGTATGCACGAAGAACTGAATATGCTTTTTGAAAAGCTCTGTGAGGAGCTTTGTGAATACGGCCAGAAGGATCTTACGCAGGACAGCTTAAAGACCATTGATACCCTGGCACATGCTGCGAAGAATGTGCAGAAGGCCATGGAAGGATGCGAAGGCGGTTCCTACGCCTATTACGATGAGGACCCCCGCACTACTGCAATGGGCGGCTCCATGAGAGGATCTTATGGCAACGGATCTTACCGCATGTCCGGCAAGCGTGACAGCATGGGCCGGTACTCCAGAGCGGATGGCGGCGGCATGTCCAGCAACGGAAGCTATGCCAGAGGCTATTCCAGGGGCGGCAACAATGTCGTTGACGGCCTGAAGGAACTGATGTACGCCGCTCCGCAGGAGATGCAGGGCGAGATTCAGCGCCTGATCAAGAAACTCGACAACATGTAAGTGATCAGCGGATCACGAAGAGGCCGATCCCAAAAGGACCGGCCTCTTTTCAAAGGAGAAACACAATGATTATTGTAAAAAATCGTGAGCTGCTGATTCCGAACAATGAGCGGTATATCGGCACGACTTACGACAATGATACCGAGAACAGGGTGTTCCAGGTTCCGAGGTTTTCCCAGCGCGGAGTTGACCTTGCGAACCTGACTTTCCGTCTCGACATCCAGTACGCCAACGAGGCCTTTGATACGGTGGTCCTTGGCAAGGAAGTCGGTGAGGCTTTTATAATCCTCATCTGGCGCATCACCAGTGCTGCCCTTCAGGTCCCCGGAACAATGTATATCGGCCTTCGGGCCATCGACGATGAAGCAACAGTAAAGTGGTCGTCCTTCTCTGCGGCCATGTATGCCGAGCGCCATCTGAACACTCCCGGAAACTACAGTGGTTCCCTCACTGAAATCGAGCAGATGGAGCATGACTTCCAGTACATGAAGGGTGTGATTGATGATCTTAATCAGCACATCGCATATAAATCTGCGGATGCAGAAGCATGGGCAAGGGGTACAAGAGAAGGGCATCCTGTTGGCTCAGATGATGAAACCTATCAGAATAACGCTAAGTATTATTCGGAGCAGGCAGATGTTAACGGAGAAAAGTGGGCGAGGGGTACTATTGACGGAACGCCAGTAGGACCTGAAGACCAAGCATATAATAACAATTCAAAATATTACTCTGAACTGACGGATCATACCGGTGAAAGATGGACAAGAGGAACTATAGATGGTGTCCCGGTTCCATCTAGCGATGAAACGTATCAGAATAATGCGAAGTATTATTCTGATCTTAGGGAAAACGCGTCTCATCTTGCGGAAGCATGGGCGGCGGGAACTTATAACGGTAATCCATTATCACCTGGAGATATCGGCTACCATGATAATAGTAAATACTGGAGTGACTTGGCCAGAGGGTTTGTAGGACAGGTCAGTTATAAAAAGGTATATTCCAGTGTTTCAGAAATGGCTGCAGATACGACATTGGTCAATGGCCAGGTGGTGAGAACGCTTGGGTATTATTCTGATACAAGTCTTGGCGGTGCATATTACCGCATCATGGAGACAGAACCGCAAACATACTATGAGCCGGTTGCGAATAATATGTATGCCATGCTCATTATGGATCCTGTTCTGAGTGCGGAAGTCTTTGGTGCGAAGGGCGATGGCACTACTGACGATACTCAGGCTATTAAAAATATGTTTGCAACCGGCAAAAAGAAATTTGTTTTTCTTCATGACAAATATCGTGTTACCGGTGGTATTGATGTATCCGTCAAGGATACAGAAATAGACTTTGGAACGATTACCGAGTTTAATCTTGCGCAGGTTTTTACACTGAGAGACTTTGACTATGTAATTGGTTTTAAGGCGACCGGGATAAAGGTCCGTGGGCATTTAAATGTTTACTGCAATTACGCAGTAAATATCGGGGTGTTTTTGAGCGAGTGCGGTGTATCGAGTTTTGAACATATTTCGGTTCAGTATGCAAGAGCATATGGTATATGCACAGATATAAGCCATTCAAATCTTGGGAGTATGCGGTTTGACTATTTGGGGGCAACCGCTTGCGGATATAAAGTTAAAGCGAAGGCGATAGCAACCGCAAAAGGCAATATGTTGATAACAGGAATAAACATTCCGAACCTTACAGAAGAAGCAATAAGATCCCTGTTTGATGTAACAAAATTTAAGGCCGCTCAGATTGTAATCGATGATAGCAATTACCAGGATATTGAATCTCCGAATTGTGGACAGAGGTGGGCATGGATTGCGAGTGCCGGGATTTCTCTTGATGAGACCGATGTAACAAAAGGTACAATTTCTACAAGCGCTGGAACTGTTTACGGTACAATTTACGCCGATTTTAATGACAATGGTGAACCGAGAGACGTATTTCTCCCGATTGGCGGTGGCATAAAACTGAATCCTGCTAGATCTGAGGGATTGTGCGACATTTATAAATGCTCTACAATGCGCTGCCCTATCGGATTGACATTTAATTTCCAGTACGGGGGAACAATCAGAAATTTTGCATCACAGTATGACACGGTTGCGATGCTTTCAAATTCCATGTCATTATCTATCGACTATTTGTACAAAGAAGCACTCGGAACCGGATTCAATGTTACAAAGTATAAAAACATCATATTGCTTGCACCAAACGCGAATACTCAGATCTATGTTACATGGCCTTATGTTGGACAGGGTAATATTCCGTTTGAACAGGAAAACGAGATCATATGTACAAGTTTAGGGTCAAGGGACATATATTCCAATACCGTGAGTGCATTACATTGCCCAAGCTATCTTGCTAGACAGAAACTGGAAGGTACCAATTTCATTGGGACTACTGCGGCACAGATTACAATTAACGAATACTCTCCACTAAATATCACTGGAGATATCACAGGATTAATTTCCAGCAAGCGCTTCATTACGATTGATCTTGTAGATCCCAATAGAGTATTGATGAGTAAGTTTGGGCCGGTCCATGTTTATATTCATAAGCGGTCAAATGTGGGGCAGTACAACTCTCCATTAACCATAACTTTAAGTCAGAATCTTATAGACTTAGGGTATACTCTTTACGGTGCGGTGGATAATATTGTATCTATCGATGTCGATAGTTATAACCGCGCTGTGGAAATCGTTATCATGCTTTTTGAAAAAAAGTTCTATGTGAAATGTTCAACCATTGATTTTATTGATAATACACAGTAAATGATAGGGACATCATTGTCCTTATCAAAAAAGGAGATTGTATGATTGCAAACAGCGGCCACGATGAGCGTGGCAAATACAGAGGAGGTAAGGCCGGCGACCAGGGCGGTGAGTTCCAGGTAATAAACTGGTACTCCCGTCCCTGGACCTGCGTCCTCCGCCACCCGGACCAAAGGATCGCAAAGGACATCGCGTACTGCGCGAGAGCGGCAGCGGAGAATGACAAGATTGGATACGACCAGGGACAGCGGTCTACCTTTTGGACGGCACTCGTTGAGACTCCGAACTACGACCCGGCGAAGATAACAAAGGCTTGCGAATCAGACTGCACTTGCGGCGTGGCTACCTGCGTGAAGGCTGCCGGCCTTCGGAAAGGAAATGTCAAACTCGCCAACCTGGATCCAGACTACTACTACAGCGGTAACATGCGGCTGGGGTTCAAGGCCCTTGGATTCAAAGTGTTGACGGATACCAGATACCTCACCTCCGACCGCTACCTCCTTCCGGGAGACATCCTTCTCTACGACAATCACCATGCGGCCACCAATCTTGACATCGGAAGCATGGTGCGGGTAGAATGGACCGTAGACCCGGTACGTTATCAGGAAGGATGGAACCGTGACGATATCGGATGGTGGTATGCTGATTCCGAACATACCTACGTCAAGAAAGACTGGCGGAAGATCAACGGATGCTGGTATTACTTCGACGAAAATGGTTATGCTGTTAAGGGACACCAGAAGATCGACGGTAAGGAATGGTACTTCTGTGCGGAACCCGGTCACCCAAAGGAATGCGCCCTGATGATCACAGACCCTGAAGGCGCACTGCATGTCTGGGGTGCAGCGTAGTCACATGAATTATCACACGAGACTGAAAAGTCAAGTGATTACAAGGTTTTCTCCGGGTTCGAATCCCACTATCTCCACTTCATAAAAAGCAAGGAAATAAGCCGAGAACCAAGCATTCAAGCGGGTTCCCGGCTTTTTCCTTATCTCGAAAAGGGAGTGTGAAATCCCTAAAAAGGAGTTCCAAATGGTACATTTTGTCACATGTGTGACAGCTTCTGAAAGTGCTGCGTGATCTTCTTCGTCTGCCTCGCCTCCTCGATATCGATGACGTTCCGGTATACCCGCTTCATCACGATATCTGATGCCCATCCGCCCCGCGACATGATGTACTGATCCGGGATGCCGATGGCATGCATGATTGAGGCTGAGTAGTGCCTCAGGTCATGAAAGCGGAAGTGCGGCCCACCGATCCGTTCCACCGTCCGCTTGAAGCGGTTTGACAAGACGTCAGGAGCGGATGTGATTATCCTTCCCTTGATTCCCCTCAGTGAATCTACAACAAAGTCAGGGTACTCTATGACCCGATTGCTCGACACGGTCTTCGTGGTCTTTACCACCCTTGCCCCTACTTCGTCATAGACCAGGGCCTTGTTCACGGTCACCATATTGCCGTGGATGTCATCAGATGTCAGGGCGCATATCTCTGACCGTCTCATTGGCCCGAAGGCCGCCAGAAGGACTGCACGGTACATCTCATGGTCTTTATCCCTGATCTCATCCAAAAGCCGGCGGACATCATCGTCGGAAGGACAGTAGAGATTTGTTGGTATCTTCTGCGGCAGGGTCACCTTGTATTGGAAGTCCGGACGGAACATCTCGACCGAGGCCTGCATCAGGGCATTGCAGTTGCGTACCGTCTTCGGGGTGAGAGTCTCAGACAGGTCCGATACCCATAGCTGGATGCCGGCGACCGTGATATCCATGAGGTCCGTCTCTCCAAGCACAGTCCCCTCTATATGGTTTCGCAGAAGGCTGTAGTAGCCTTTCATGGTCGATGGTGATAATACCCCCGACTTCGTCTGTATGTACCGTCTGACGGCCTCCTGCGTTGCGAGAGAGGATGATTTGACCGGATGCGGAGCAAGCATATACTGACGGTATTTGTATTCTGCCTCGTCCCTCGTCCTTCCAGTAAATGACTTCATGATCCTGCTGCCGTCAGGATTTGTTCCCACCTTCCGCTGTATCCTTATATTACCGGACGGGAGCTGGCCTTTCTTTTTCCTCACTTTTACTGACTCCTTTCATTTGCGTCCGACAAAAATATGCCTTACAATGATAGTGTGATTTCCTCCTAATTTCCTCCTATATTCTTCATGTACCTCCTTTCTGTGAAGCCTCCCCGACGCCGACGGGGAGGCTATTTATTTTCTATGCCATATTCTTCAAGAGCATCAAGATATCCTTTTTCGTATCCTTCTTCATACCCATCGTCATAACCGGTGTTGTAATTCGCCTCTGCCGTCTGTGATTCAAGGTGCAATACAAACATGCAGATAACGATAAAAATGGCGATGCCTTTTAAAAGGTTGATGCCTGGATTCATTTCAGGTAGCATTCAGTCCTCCTTCTTTTTCTCCTGATTGCGGAGCATTACTTCTGTCATTGCCTCGATTGCCTCCTTGTTCGCATCGGATAGCATTGCGAACTTCTCCATGTATTTTGCTATCCGCCTGCACTGTCTTTCTTCATGATCGGATTTGCAGAACGATTCCACAATGATGTCCGTCTTCCTGCAGTTCAATGTGACACATACTTTTTCAATCATACCCATCTTCGGCTCGGTCCTGTTCACTTCCCATGAAGATACGGTTTTACTGCTTACTCCTAGTCTTTCTGCAAGTTCGGCTTGCGTGAGTCCTCTGATTTCGCGGATACTCCTGATTTTATCCCCGATGTTCATATCATCACCTCCTATATCCACATAATATAGGAAAAGATGTTTATGTGCAACTTAAAACCTGCAAAATGTAGAAATAGGTGTTGACATCCTACAAAAACAAGAGTAGTATGAATACAGTTCCACAAAACGTAGAGAAAGGAGGTACGAATGAGTCTTACTGTAAAGCAGTGGAGAATGGCAAAGGGTATCTCCCAGGAGCAGATGGCGGCTGCGCTGAATGTACACCGCAACACCTATGCGGCATGGGAAGAGAAGCCTGCGGACATCTCCGTGAAGAATGCGCTACTGATCTGCAAGGCGCTGGGTGAGAGCATCGAAGATGTTTTTTTTAACGATGCGACTCTACAAAATGTAGAGAAAGGAGGAGCATGAAGAAAGGCCCTGCGGAGACCTGGAGCATCCGCATCGATGGCAAGATAACCGAAGCCATGCAGATGCAGGATGTCAGCAAGGCACAGCTCTCCGAGATGGTCGGCCTCGGCAAAGAGACACTCAAGCGTAAGGGGACCGACCGGAGTCTTGGAAAGCTGGACTTCCTGACGGTCGCACTGATTGCGGAGGCTGCAGGGTACGAACTTGATTTCAGGAGGAAGTGATGTGGAGGATCTTTAAACTCGGTCTCTTCACTGCCATGACTATCATCATGATGTGGCACTGGCATGTCGAGGAGACCAAAGCGGAACCTATCCCGGCAATCATTGCCACGGACAGTACCGCCGCTCCAGCGGATGACATCTTCTTTGCGGAGCGTGTTCCGACAGGACACTGGGAGAATGCAGGTCGTCATCGCATCACCCATTACGATCCAGGAAGGTGCTGCAACGGTTCCAACGCAGGAAGGACGGCATCTGGTGCTCCGATGGTTATCGGACGGACGGTAGCAACGGGAAGACAGTATCCATTCGGGACGAAGCTCCTTATCAACGGAATTATCTATACCGTCGAAGACCGGGGCGTTCCGAACGGATGCGTGGACATCCTGGTCGAATCACATTCAGAAGCCAAACGCCGCGGACGTTACTACATGGATATTCATGTATGGAAGGAGGAGGACGAATGAACGAGTTTCTTGCTTGCGGTATCCTTATCTGCCTCGCGCTGAACCTGTTCAACTAAGCGGTGGAAAGGCATTGATATGGAATTGAGTAGCCACGGTATTGCAATGAGATGCGTTGGCGTAGCAACGACACGACACGAACAGCGGTGGAATTGTTTCGCAGGGTTTCGAAGTGCTTTGGCAGGGCTTCGATGTGCTTCGGCATAGATGAGAAGGGCATTGAAACGCTTCGGTTCTGCAAGGAGGCGAATGGCAACGGCCTAGCGAAGAAAAGATTAGCATTGGCGCTGCGCGGCATCGAAGTGCTTCGGAACTGCGAAGTAGTGGAATAGAAAAGTAACGACTTGTCCAGCAGAGGAATAGTTCTGAAGTGTCCCGCAAAGGTTATGCGTAGAATCGATGAGTGCGGAAAAGGCATGGCCAGGAATTGCTTTTGCAATGAGGGGATTTGTTGCGCAATGGCGTAGAAAAGAACGGCAACGGCAATGAAATGAAGTGAAGCGCATTGTTTAGCTGTGCTGTGGCGTCAAAAACAATTTAAGGAGGGAATCACATGGTAACTGTAAGGGCAAGGATTTTGTTCATCGAGGAGGTGCTCGGCACCTGCGCCGCGAACAAGGAGATCCATTCGGAGTTTATCGCGTCGAAAGCTCCGGACGCAGCAAAGCGTGAGCAGGAGGTCGCGGCAATCGGAGTGGAGGCCGCCACCGAGAAGGCGATGACCGTCTTTCCCAGAAATGAGAAGGGCGAGAAGATCTTCTGGGCCTATCAGATCAAGGGGTTTTTGAAGGCCGCACAGAAGACCAATAACCTGCTCTACGGCAAGGGAAGTAAGTTCTATCTCCCGAACTACAAGGCGAAGATGGATAATCTCATCTTCGTCAAGGCAATCGAGGATAGCTGGAAGGACAAGGAGTCCGGGATCGTCATCCACGAACCCGAAGGCGTCAAGGCTGTTGACTGTGAGAGACCTCTGAGAGCAGAGACGGCGCAGGGACCGAGAGTCACCCTGGCGCATTCCGAGACTTGCCCTGCCGGGTCGTATATCGTTGTGGACATCATGTCACGCGATGACAATCTGGAAGCGCTCATCATCGAGTGGCTGAATGCCGGCATGCTTTACGGCATCGGTCAGTGGAGGAACTCCGGTAAGGGAAGATTCCTTTGGGAAGAACTCGATCAGGAGACCGGTGAGGTCATTGGCGGTAACCGAGATGACTGACCTTGAGCGGATATGGAAGTACGGCAAGATCTGCCGCGAGATTCATGAGGTAGGACAGGAGATTCAGAAGCGCTTGGAGAAACACCCAAATCACAATATCAAACTTGTACCGAAAGGAGAAAAAAATGAAGGAGATCACAATCGGAGTTGAGGAGTACGTCGCATTAATTGAATTGAAGGTGAGGGTAAACATCCTGAAGGAGAAAACATTCAGCAAGAAGTACATCGACAACGATGATATCAAGGTCATCATGGGATGGCCCAGGGAGGTGGAGGAATGACATTATTTGAACTTGCGGAGGAATACAGACAGATCCTTGAACTGGCGGAAGAGGATGTTGATCCGGAGATCATTGCCTTCCATCTTGATGAACTCGGCGGAGAGATCGAGGACAAGGCGGACAACATCGCTGCAGTGATTGCCCAACTTACCGGTGATATCGAGACGATTGAGAAGGAAGAGGACCGGCTTGCCCAGCGGAGGAAGGGCATCAAGGCAAGCATCGACCGTCTCAAGAACTACCTTGAAACGGCAATGAAGGCCACCGGCAAGACCAAGTTCAAGACGGCGCTTCACAGTTACGGTATCCAGAAGAATCCTCCGTCCGTCATGCTCCTGGACGGCATGCCTGTCCCGGAACAGTATCTGATCCGCCAGGAACCGAAGGTAGACCGGAAGCAGATCCTCGCAGACCTCAAGGCAGGCATGGCGCTCGACTTCGCAGAACTTTCACAGACAGAAAGCCTGCGTATCAGATAAGGAGGAATCATGACCATCTATGAGAAACTCCAGAAGATCCAGTATGAGATGAAGGCCCCGAAGAATCTGTACAATTCTTTCGGCAAGTACAAGTACAGAAACGCAGAGGGCATCTGCGAGGCATTCAAGCCTTTTGGGGAGAAGTATGGGGTAGTCCTTACCCTTGAAGACAGGATTGTCGAGATCGGCGGAAGAATCTATGTCGAGGCTGTCGCAAGACTTATCGACACAGACCCTGAAGCAAAAGAAAAGACTGTGTTCGTCTCTGCACTTGCGAGGGAATCCGCAGAGAAGAAGGGCATGGATGACGCACAGATCACCGGAGCCACAAGCTCCTATGCGCGGAAATATGCCTTGAACGGACTCTTCCTTCTTGATGATACCAAGGACCCTGATTCCGAAGAGTATCAGCAGGAACAGAAACCGGCAAAGAAAAAAGAACCTGAGATTCAGAAGAGCATGGTCACTCCTGCCCATGTAAATACCCTTCTTAATCTGCTTGCACAGGCAGGCATCCATCAGAACACCATCCTCACTATGAACAGCCTTAAATCACTTGACGAACTGACGATGGACCAGTGGAACGATCTCGTTAAGCAGCTCCAGAACAGGATCAAGGAGAAGGCGAAGTGAAGACGAGAGGCATGATCAATGGTTTCTCTCGCGACTACGAGTCCGGGAACTACCAGATGACTCTTGAGGTAGATTCCCGGGCGGCGGCCGCCTATGATGCCCTGAAGGGTAAAGATATTGACGTCAACCTCTGTGAGCATAAGACACGGCGATCTCTGGATCAGAACGCTATCTACTGGTCGATAGTCAATGAGATTGCAACGGCAATCAAGGTATCAACATCGGTCATGCATAACATGCTTCTCCGGAGATACGGGTTCCCGCTCATCTATGATGGGCAAGTGGTTTACGCCATGATTCCTGACGGTGCGGACGAGAAAGTCCTGCAGGATGAGCAGAACCATCTCAAGCCCACATCGCAGACAAAGGTATTTGCGGACGGAACTGTAAGACGGACTTACATGATCCTCAGAGGTTCGCATGACTATGACGTCAAGGAGATGAATCGTCTCATTGACGGTGCCGTTTCCGAGGCGAAAGAAATGGGGGTGATTTTGCATGAAGTCCATTATCCAGGATGATGAGGAATGCTTCCTCTGTCACTACAGAGGCGGAGGACTCCAGAAGCATCACTGCATCCCCGGCACTGCGAATCGTTCAGTATCCGATCAGGACGGCCTGTGGGTCTGGTTATGCCCTGCCTGCCACACGATGGGGAAAAAAGCGGTGCATTCGGCAGGCGGTGCAGAGAGACTCAAGTGGCTGCGGAAGATCGCACAGGTCTGCTGGATGGAAGAATACGTCCATCAGCATGGTGGAAAAGAAAAGGCTGCGGAAGACCGTTTCCGCGTCCGCTACGGCAAGAGTTATTTGTAACTGCGGGGAAGGTTCCCGCGTAACCTTTTGACAACGCCTGAATGGAAAGTGTGTCACGACTCTTTTAAAAGGCATGGTCAAGTCCTCCCGGTCGTAATGGCCGGGAGGGGAAAGGAGAAACATGAAGTGCCGAATCGGATAATCAAAGAGAGCATAAGGACGAGCAAGAGCGTCAATGCACTTACGGATTTCCAGTTTCGGATGTGGCTGTATCTTATCACTTATGTGGATGATTACGGATGTGGAAGCGCAGACCCGGAGATACTCAAAGGATTCGTTTTCCCACGTCGGAAAGGCGTTACCGAGGGACAGATTCAAAAGACGTTAGCTGATTTAGCGATGCAGGGCATGATCCTCCTCTATGAGGTAGACGGAGAACCGTTCTTTGCATTTCCGAACTGGCGCGATCATCAGAGAATCCAGGCTAAGAAGCATAAGTTCCCGGAACCGTCAGACGGTGAGTTACGGAAAGTCACGGTGAGTCACGGTGAGTCACCTTCTGAATCCGAATCCAATCCAAATACAAATCCGAATACGAATCCATATTACTGCACCGAGCAAACTGACGTTGGCTCGGTGCTGAACCTGCCGCTGAACGACGGTACGATGTTTGGAATCACTCAGGACCAAGTCGATAAGTGGGCAGGCCTTTATCCTGCTGTTGACATCATGCAGGAACTTCGGAACATGCAAGGCTGGCTTGACAGCAATCCTAAAAAGCGAAAGACCAAAACAGGGATATTACGCTTTGTCAACGGGTGGTTGTCGAGAGAACAGGACAAACCGCATTTCGACAAAAAGTCAAATGTCAGACAGACGACATTCCATAACCTGGATGAACGAAAGGACGACATTGAAGATTTTGCCCTGAAGAAAATGATGGCAGAACTGGAGGAAGGATGAAATTCAAATTCGCAATCTGCTTCCGGACAAGCGAACACAGTATGGCTATCTGGGTGACCGAAGAAGCAGAGAGTGCCCGTGAAGCTGTAGAGTCGGTGATGCGGGAGTTTACCGTAAGCGAGATCGTAGGGGTCTACAAAGAGCAGCAGAGGTGGAAGTGGGGATGATTACACATGGCAACTTGTTCAGCGGCAGTGGGACATGGGAACTTGCCGCACAGATCTGCGGTATCAAGACACTGTGGGAAGCAGAGATCGAACCGTTCCCAGTGGCGGTAGAAGCGAAGAGATTCCCTGATGCCATCCAGCTTGGGGATGTATCGAAGATCAGCGGAGCGGATATCCCTGTGGTTGATATCATGACAAATTCTTCGCCGTGTCAGGATCTTTCTGTCGCAGGAAAGAGAGCTGGCCTTGATGGAGAGAGAAGCGGCCTTTTTGACCAGGCTATAAGAATATGCAAGGAGATGAGAGATGCTCAAAGACGGTTACACAGTGAATGGACAGATGACGATCTTCGACTTCTTAGACCCCGATTCTGGTGCTGGGAAAACGTCCCCGGAGCCTTCAGTTCAAACAACGGAGAAGACTTCCGGATCGTCCTTGAATCAGTGGCGCGGATGGTCGAGGAAGATGCCGTTATACCTGTCCCTCCGAAAGGATGGAGTTACTCCGGAGTGGTCGATCTTGAAAGAGGGCAGATTGCCTGGAGAACAATGGACGCTCAATTCTACGGAGTCCCCCAGAGACGCAGAAGAATCTTTCTTGTCGCAGATCTTGGAGGACACAGTGCCGGAGAAATACTTCTTGAGCGAGAGGGCGTGTCTTGGCATTTTGCGGAGATCGCTGAAGCGTGGAAAGACACTTCCAGAAGTCTTGCAGACCGCATTGATACGGCAGGCAGGATTGTCCGAGGAGAAGTACGAAGAGCTGAAGAAGGAGTGGACAGCGTAATCGAAAAAAACTGACAAGCCCTCTCACATGGGATGCAAGGGGCAACGGGGACGGGTTGAAGACCTGTACCATTGTGGGGGGGCATCAGGCAACAATATCGGATTACACAGCGATAGTGCTATTACCTTTGAACCCGGAATCCTAAAAAGAGAAGGTGGACACTATTACAAGAATGTATGCGGTACTCTCCGGGCAAACGCTGGTGATAACCAGATGGCGGTAGCTTATAGGGGGGCATCAGGACAGGGTGACGGATTACACGGCGATAGTCCTTGTATCTACAACAAGAACCGCAATGACCAGTATGACGAGGAAACCGTCTGCATGACGGTAATGGCCCGCTTCGGAACCGGGGGGCAATACACCAATCATACTGCGGGGAATGGACTAAAGTAGGAGCTTTATGTGCGACAGATTACAAGTGGATTCAAGAGCAACAAGTATCTCAAGGGAAGATTATCCCTGTTATACGCTGAAGATTCGCTCCGGGTGCGAGGGGGGGGGAAAAAGGACCGTTGATACAGACGAACAAGTCAGCAACACTGTCATGTAACAATGACCAGTACCTCTTTGTGCCATCCATCTGTCTGAATGATCAGGGGGGGTCGGTAATAAATGTGACATATAACAAAACCGATACCCTGATGGCGCAGGCACATGGTCATGAACCTATAGTGCTTTCGCCTGCGAGGGGGGGGTGTGCTATTCCATAGATGAAAAGATGGGGCAGACCTATGTATGGCACGAAAAGGCGAACACGCTGGCAAGCAGAGACTATAAACAGCCACAGGCGGTACTGGTGAGAGATGAGCGAAAGTAAATGTTACGGGATCTGCTCCTACGCATCGAACGCAATGCTATCGGATAATCCCCACAGCGGAATCTATGAAGCAAAGACGGCAAGGACTCTCGATCTGAATGGCGGGAACCCTTGCTGTCACCAGGGGGGGGTACTGATATTGCAGAAGAAACCGAAAGTGTTGGCGGCTATTGAAGGGAACGGATCTCGTCCTTCCCACCGAGGGTGGGGTATAAATGACGGGAAGAAAATGTATACCCTCAATACTACAGAAGTGCATGGAGTGATCTATGAGTTAC